CCCACGGCCCTGCAGAACTTCTCGATGGCGTCGGACACGCTGATGATTCCGAAGCGGCTCACCGGCGTCACCGGTGCGTGGCTCGGCGAAGGCAGCGAGTTCACCTACAGCGACATGACCGGCACGCAGGTGCAGCTGGTCGCCCAGAAGTTCGGCGTGGCCACCAAGGTCAGCAACGAACTGTGGGCCGACGGCGTGGGCATCGCCGACCTGATCGCCACGGAGCACAGCCTTGCTGTGGCCAAGGCGCTCGACGAGGCGGTATTTACGGGCACGGGCGTTTCGGCCTTCGGCGGCCACCATGGCGTGGCGGTCAAGATCGACACCGCTCCGTACACCGCCAGCGTGGCGACGGCGGCCAGCGGCAACAACTCCTTCGAGACGCTCGACAAGGAAGACTTCCTTGCCGTGCTGGCGAAGACTCCGCGCTACGCCCTGCCCGGTGCCCGGTGGTACATCAGCCCGGCCGGATACCACGCTGCGATGCAGCGGCTGGATCTCGGCCAGGGTGGCAACGCCAGCGTGGCACAGGGCTTCGGCCTGACGTTCCTCGGCTACCCCGTGACGCTCGTGCATGTCATGAACAGCACGCTCGGTGCGGATGCGTCGAAGATCAAGGTGCTCTTCGGTGACCTGGCCATGGCGGGTGCCCTCGGCCTGCGTCAGGGTTACGCCCTGCGTGTCAGTCAGGAGCGGCTGGTCGAGTATGACCAGACCCTCGTGACCGGCATCGTGCGTGCCAATGCGGTGTTCCACTCGCTCGGCTCGACCAGCGAGGCGGGCCCGGTGATCGCTCTGAAGACGGCGTCCTGAACCTAGTTCCTTTCAAGGAGAACTGCTCCCATGATCCAGATCGCAGCGACGAAGACGGACGCCAAGGCGGCGGCGAGTGTGGCGGCCTCGGCCACCCACAGCCACGAGATCGACACCCTGGGCTTCGAGTACGTGTCCATCGATGTGGTGTACTCGCCGTTCACGGCGACCACCAGCAATGCGGCTCCGGTGCTCCGGCTGACGCAGCACGACGTGACCGGCACCGGCCAGACGAACATCAGCGGGTTCGTGGGCGGCACCGACTTCACGGTGGCGGCTGGCACCACGACCGGGGCGGCGGTTGGGCACGTCGCCCGGTTCAACGTGGACATGCGTGGCAAGCGTCGCTTCCTGACGCTCTACACCTCGCCGGGCAACACGGTTGCCATCTCGAGCGTGGCCCGGCTGGGCCGTGCCGAAGAGGCTCCGGTTTCGGCGGCCACGAAGAACGTCGGCACGCTCGTCAGCGGCTGACGCTTGACACATGACGGACAGTGGACGGCTGGCAGGGCTCTACGCTCTGCCAGCCGTTTCCATTTGAGGGGCCAAAATGCTCGTACGTGTCGGTGACACGCAGGTAGATATCCGAGTCGAGGCCGTGCTGTCGATGCCCCGGCTGGGGTTCACCAGCAACTTCTTCGCCTGGGCTCAGGCCCTGATGCCGCTCGGCATCCGGCCGACGCTGGGCACGGGCTGCTTCTGGGACCAAGTAAACACCCGGGTCTTTGAGCAGTTCATCGACAAGGCCGAGTATCTGCTGGCCATCGATTACGACACGTTCTTCACAAAGGAAGACGTGGAGACGCTCTTTGCCATGGCGATGACGTTTCAGTGTGACGCCATCACGGGGCTGCAAACCAAGCGTGAGGACGGCCGCCCCATGCTCACGCTCAAGGGCACGCTCGATTCGCCGCCGGATGCCGGGCACACAAGCCTGCCACCGTCGTGGTTTGCCGAGCCCATTCAAGAGGTGGACACCGCGCACTTCGGCCTAACGGTGATTAGCACCGCAGCACTGAAGCGAACCAAGAAACCGTGGTTTTGGTCAAAGCCAGACCCCGAGGGCTCGTGGGGCGAAGGCCGGCTTGATCCCGACATCTGGTGGTGGAAGAACTGGCGAGAGAGCGGCAACCGGATCTTCGTCTCGCCCCGTGTCGTGCTGGGGCACGGCGAGTACGTCGTGACGTGGCCGGGCCGCAACCTGACCAGCCCGGTTTTTCAGTGGGCGAATGAGTTCACGTCCACGAGCAAGCGGCCCGAAACTGCATGGAGGGTAGGAGAATCGTGAAAATCAGACTGACGCAGAGTTGGCGTTACTTCAAGCGTGGCCATGTGTTTGAAAACATCGACGACGGAATGGCCCGCCAGTTGATTCAGACAGGCCGTGCCGTCGAGGACAAGCAGCAGACCATCGAGACGGCGGCCATCGAGCACCGGGCCGAGACGGCCGACGCCACGCCCAGGAAACGAGGACGCCCCCGTGCAGTACCGCAGCCTGACCAGAGCGACGCCGCCGGCGGTTGAGCCCGTCTCGGTATCCGAGGCCAAGGCCCACCTGCGTGTGGACATCAGCGACGATGACTCGTACATCGGCACGCTGATCACGGCGGCCCGTGAGTGGTGCGAGCAGTACCTTGACCGCACGCTGATCAACACGCAGTGGACGATGCGGCTGGACTCGTTCCCGTACGAGATCGAGCTACCACGGCCGCCGATTGCCACGAGTGGCACGACCACGGCGGTGGCACTCACCTACACGCTGGGCGACGACTCCACGGCCACGCTGTCCACGACGGCGTACCGGGTCGATCGCAACTCGACGCCTGGCGTGGTGCGGCAGCTGCGTGCCGGGACGTGGCCGGCGAACCTCGACGACTACAACGCCGTGGCTGTGACGTGGTGGGCCGGCTACGGCCCCAGCGGCACGAGCGTGCCAGCCGCAATCCGCCACGCCATCCTGATGATTGTGGGGATCCTTTACGAACGCAGAGCGGGGGCTGATTCAGGCACGCTGAACGAGATTCCTTTTGGCGTCAAGTCGCTTCTCGACTCGCAACGCTGGGGATCCTACCGATGAGCGTTGAAGGCCGCATCACGGTGGACGCCTTGTTCCACGACAAGGACGGCACCAACGCAATCAACGTGCTGTCACTAGCGCGGTCCGGCTCTTCACTGCAAGGCAAGTGTGCCTATGTGTCTGGCATTGTCGGCACCGCCGCAGTAACGGTTGCAGTCAGCCCCAGCACGTATCGAGATTCCTCCGGCAGCCTTGTGTCTTTTACTGACGTGGAGCGTGTCGTGTTTTCCTGTAGCACCAGGTGCCAAGTGGCAGAGGCTTCTGGCAGTGCACTGTCTATCTGCCCAGCCAATCACGCGATTGTTCTCGGCACAGAGCAGGGGGGCCTCGACGGCATCGTGGTCGGCCCGCTGGGGGCTGGCACGGCTTCGTTTGAAATGGTGCTGTACGGCGTATGAGCATTGACGGCCGCATCACTGTTGACGCCCTCTTCCACGACACGTCTGGCACGGCCAGGCTGAAGGTGCTGTCGCTGCAGTCCGTCACCGGGTACACGTCTGGCGAAGTCGTGGCCGTCACCGGCACCGCCGGCACCTCGGGCGTGTCCATCAACTTCGGCGTGTACCGCAACGCCGCCGGGACGCTTGTGTCGCTGGGCTCGCCGCTCAAGCTGGCCTTTTCGTGGAGTGGCTCTAGCCGCCGCACCCTCAACGACGGCGGCGACGATGCGTGGCGGCTCATATCGTCTAACGGCGAGGTGGCCGTGACGCAGATGGCCGACAGCGAGCCCGTGCCGATGCTGACGGCGGGGGCTGGAACCGGCACCTACACGCTGATCCTGTGGGGGCCAAGCTGATGGACTCCGGCCGGCTCAGAGAGCGTGTGACGGTGCAGCAGGCCACGGACAGCCGCACGCCGCTTGGCGAGGCTACGCAGACGTGGGGCACGTTTGCTGAGCGTTGGGCCAGCGTTGAGGGCATCTCGGCTCGTGAGTTCTTCCTGCAGGGCCAGCAGCAGACCGAGGCCAGCCACCGGGTGCGGATGCGGTATCTCACCGGACTGACGCAGCAGATGCGTCTGCAGTGGCGTGGCCGCACGCTGGAGATCGTCAGCATCCTCGAGCACGGCAACCGCACAGAACACGAGCTGCTGTGCCAGGAGGCGATCTAGTGGCCTTCATCTCGATCACGGTGGACTCCACCGACCTGAAGCAGAAGACCGAGCAGCTGCGAAACCTATTCGGCCAAGACGGCCGTGCGGAGCTTGCTGCCACGCTGGAGGCGGCGCTGGAGAAGGCCATCTGGCCGGCGTACCTGCGGCTGCGTGAAGTCACGCCCGTGGGCCCCACCGGCAATCTCAAGCGGGCCGCCCACTACAAAACGGTTAAGTACCCGAAGGACGGGGCGGCCGTTGGCCTGATTGGTTACCGGCAGTCGCCACGAGAGCGTGGCACCGCCACCGCTGGCAGCGTGCGGATTGGCAAGGAGCGGGGCTTTCATCAGTGGTGGTTGGAATTCGGCACGAAGGAGCGAGTGGTCACCAAGCTCTCGGACAAGCCCTACCAGCGAAAGTCGCACACCCGCCGCATGAAGTCTGGCAAGGTGGCCACCGTCAGTGCCCACCAAGTGAAGGGCCAGGGGGCCGTTATCGCATCGAGCCTGGCCGCCCGTGGGCCGTTCGACATCAACGCCGACGGCAGCAAGTCGCAGCCCTACGCTTTTTTCATGAAGGGCAAAAAAGGCCAAGGGGCTATTCGCCTGCCGGGAGTTCGGCCAGGTGGCGTGGCTGGCCGCCCGCCCGTGCAGACCGCCTTCGAGCAGACGAAAAACCAAGTCGCCGAGATCCTGCGGCGTGAGCTCAGCATCTCGATCGAGGCCGCCATCTCCAAGATCACGCAGTCCAGCACCGGCACCATCAGCGGCATCATCGGAGGGTAGCCACCATGCCACTCAAGTCACCTGAGCAGCTGCTGGCCAACGCCCTGGTGGCCGACCCCGCCGTGGCGGCCGTCGTGGGCCAGCGTGTCTACCCCGTCGTGGCACCGGCCTCGGCAGATCTGCCGTTCATCACGTGGCGTCGCACGGGCATCCAGCGGACGCAGACGCTATCCGGCCCAATGGGAATGGGCGTCGTACTGCTGTCGGTGGACGTGTACGCCGAGACGTACGGTGAGGCCCGGGACATCGCCGACCGATGCCGCTCGGTTCTGGATGGGTACGGCACGGCTGTGGAAAACTACGTGAGCGTCAGGAACGTGTCTCTGGACACGGAATCGGACGGCGTGGTGCAGTTGGCGGGAGGCGACCTGCCGCCGATTCTCACGGTTAACCAACAGTACTCGATCCTCTGGCAGGAGATATAAGCGATGGCTTTCGAGAC